CCCGAAGAGGAACCCACAGAAGTTCCAGAGGAACCTTTGGAAGCCCCAGAAGATACCGTAGAAGACCCTGAAGAGGAACTACCTCCAGAATACTCAATGTCCCCAGACAAGTTCGATTTTGATATTTCTAGGAACAAAGATCTCCTGGTCAAGATAGAACTTAATTATACTCCTATTAACGAACTAACTCTTGAGAAGGACTTTAGAGATTTCACCAAAATTTTCACAATTAAGTTCTCTAACGATACTGATAACTTAAAGACTAAGTTTAAAGAAAGAATTACAGCTAAAACTGAACAGTGGCTAATTAAGAGTAAGACAAAAGTAGAACTGATCATTACCGATTAAAAGGCAAAACCATGGAACTAAAGACTGATGTTGTCCAAGATACAATTGATGGGGTTACAACCTACTATCTTAAGTTGTTCGACCAATATACCAACCGAGATGTTTGGGATATTGCAGATCCTAAAGATAAGAAAAATGTGAGTACCTCTTACTTGGGGTGGATTGATGACAGTGTAGTGGATTCAGTAAACCCAACTCTTACTTTGGTAGAAGATGAAGATGATGAAGATATCCCCGAGGGTATTCTTGATATCAACTTCGCCCTCTCTGATAGCTTTGCATTCACCGCAAAGGATGTTCAGGAAACTATCAGCCAGATAAGGGCTACTTTGCTTAGTTATGACCTAATCTTACCCCCAGTTACCCCATTTTTAGAAACCTCTAGAGAACTCTATGATATAGAATTGTTCGATAAGAACTTTAAACGATTCTGGTTACTCCATTTAGACATTACCAAGGTTGGAGAATACTTTCAAGTCTATGCCGGAGTTATTGCTGCATAAACATGTTGGACTTAGAGACATTAACCTATCTGAAAGAAGGGTATCTTCGTGGTAAATTTACTACATCGTTGGTAAAGGATGTCAACCGAGTTTACATAATTAAAAAACAACTTACTAAATATAAGACACGGCGAATGCTGAATATTAGGTTGTTACTGAACAACATCATTTTATTGTTCAACTGTTTCACTCCAGGCACAGTAAAACGATTGTTGTATGAGAACTTCTCAGAAAATTTTGAGAGATCTATTCTAAAAACCTGTATGATACAAATAAACTTTATGGAGTGTGATGAGTGGTTGGAAATAACCACAAATCCAGAAATTGATATACTACTCCGCCAAACCTTAGGTTGACACAGTTATGAGCGAGCAAGAACTTCCCCAAGAAGAATCAGAAGAAGAAGAAGAAGAAACTCCTAAGACAGGGGTTGACAATGTAGAAAATCCAGATCTTCCCCTAAAGTTTGATTTCCTGTTAAAAACTTCTAAACCCAGTAGATCAGCAAAACATCCTTGGATTAAGGTTAAGACTGACAAGAAGGGGGTTAAACTCCCGTCATTTGCCAGTTTCCTGAAAAATCCCAAGAAACCTTCATGATGAAGGAGTAGTTCCATCGCTACCAATCCGTTCTTCTATGAGAATAGAGCCTCAATAGACAGTGATCTATTGGAGGACATTATTATTGAATCCATCCAGATATCTGGAATTAACTGTTTTTATGTTAGAAAGACATTTCAAGACATTGATCAGATACTGGGTGAAGATAATTTGATGAAGTTTTCAGATGCCTATCTTCTAGAATTCTACCTGGATTCCTTTGAGGGATATGGGGGTGAAGGGCAGATTGTCTCCAAGTTTGGGATAGAAGTAAAGAACCGGCTAGACTTCTCAGTAGCAGTGAAGAGGTTTAAAGAGGAAGTAAAGATGGACCGTCCCATGGAGGGTGACCTACTGTGGCTTCCATTGACTCAATCCTTCTTTGAAATCCTCTTCGTTGAGGACAACATACCTTTCTTCGAATTAGGGAGAAACTATATCTTTAAACTGGCTACTCAATCTTGGTATTATGGACAAGAAAAAGTAGAAACAGAAGAGGCTAGGCTGAATAAGTTTGTTACAGATAAAAAAGAGACCACTCCTATTCTCTCTGACAATGATGAGTTTAATGACTTTGGGAATGATAAAATCATAGACACCAACATCTTTGGGGTGACTATTAAGGATAGAAGGCCATGATAGACACCTATTTTTATCACTCTACCTTAAAGAATGCCATAAAACTCTTCGGAAAGATATTCTCAGATTTAAAAGTAAAGAAGGGGGTTGAGTACTATGCAGTCCCTGTTACCTATGCAAAGAAGGATAAGATAGTCCAGAAGTACAATCAGTATCTTACCGGTGATTCCCCCCATGAAGCCAATATAACTCTGCCTAGAATTGGTTTTATAATGGGTGATCCACAGCTGGATAAAAGTCGACAACTAAATCGGCTGAATAAGATAACGCCTGTTCAGACAAAGACTCGACAATACTACTCCTTTAACTCCATTCCTTATACTGTACCTTTTAGTTTGTCTATAATGGCTAAGAATTTTGATGAGATTCTTCAGTTAGTAGAACAGATAGTGCCGTTCTTCTCTCCAGAGTTTGTAGTTACCATTCAAGATGTTCCTGAGTTAGAACTGAATACCGATTATGTTTTCTCATTAGAATCTATTAGTGAAGAATTAGATACCTATGATGGTACCTTTGATGATAGGCGGTTGATTGTTCAGACACTACTGTTCAACTGTCAGCTTAATCTGTACTATCCTGTCATGGAAGCCAAACAGATTAAGAAGATTATTTTGAATGGGATATCAGATTTTGAAGTACAGGAAGAGTTGTTCGAATATACGTTAGAGGTAGTTCCCAAGGAAGCCCAGCCAGAAGAAGTTCACATTCTTAAGGAATCCTGGCAGGATCTTGATAATGAACCAGTAGTAACCTTTACCTCTGAGCCTTATGAGATTTTTGTGTCTAACTTAAAAGGAGTTATCTTTTCAGATTATACCGATCAACAAAAGTTTGATGAGATATGGGCACTTATTCAGGATCAGCTTGCTATTATAAATGATTCTAATCAGATTTCTTCTCAGGTATTTTCAAGAATCACTAACAGTATTGATTTAAAGGTGTGTTCCACCTTTACCAATCAAGAGATCATTGGTTATATCCCCTTAAAATCACTCGAAGTACCCTGTGATTTAGCCCCACCTAGATATTCTGTATCTGCCCAGGTTGCCCAATGATAGAACTTGAATCCAGTGATCAGATAGCTAAATTATTCTTTCCCCAAACTGATTCTCCATTAGTTTCATTCGAACCTGATGCTAAGGAGATTGATGAATATCAGGATACTCTTACTTCTGATTTTTCAAATGCCCGAAGTTCAATCAACTCTATCTTAAAAACGTCTGAGGTTGCTTTAGATAGGTTAATGGATGTGGTAAAGGATACTGATTCCCCTAGGGCATTTGAAGTAGCAGCTACTTTGATTGCTACTATCTCTAATTCATCTAAAGATCTCTTAGAACTTCATGAAAAACTACATAGGCTTAAAGAGAAAACCAATCAGGCTAACTCACCAGTAAATCAGACTAATATTCAGAACAACATTGCATTTAAGGGAACTTCTAAAGATCTCTTGGAGTTGATCAAGGAAAGTTCCAATCCATGAAAAAGCCCCCTTTCGGGGGCTTAACGGTTACACTGGCTACGATGATTCTAAGACTGGTTGATTTTCATTTTTGGTAAAAATTTCAATCCGTTTAGGTTTCATCTCTTCAGGAACTACTCGATTTAAATCAATAGTCAAAATACCATTTTCAATTTCTGCTTTAGTGACTTTGATGTGATTCCCCAGTGTGAAGTCTAGTTTAAAAGCCCGCTTGGCGAGTTTTCGTCGAAGATACTTGACTGTTGAATCCTCTTTTTTATCTGCGTTGGATGAAATAGTAAGCCGTTGACCTTCTGTGGTAATGTCAACCTCTGAGGGGGTAAATCCTGCGATCCCTATTTCAATTTTATAGTCATCATCCCCTATCTGGATAAGGTTAAAGGGAGGATAATTAGAAAGTGGTCTCTCATAGACCGTATCGAAGTTTAGAAGAGCATTCCACAGACTGGATGGAATCTCTAGTTCATTAGCGTTAGAAAATGGACTTCTCTGAAGCATGTTGTAAGCCATAGCATTCTCCTAATTAGCGAGTACCTGAATGAAAGTTGTGGATCCCACCTGGTGGCGATCCCTTTAAGTAGATTAGAATGAACCCAATCATTGAGTGACACAGTGTTCACCCAATGTTATTTATTACAGGGGAATTCCCAAAAAGTTTCCCTTGACATTTCCTTGAAACTATTGTAAACTGTAAAAAACTAGGAACCGAACTCCATGTCACACTCTATTAGAGAATTTAACTCCCCAAGTCTTATTTCAGACTACACCTTGATCAGGAATGACCATCCCGATGGAAGATATTACAGCCTACCAAACTCATCAAAGAAATTGTATTCGGTAACTACGGTTCTTTCGAAGACTTCTGATAAGTCCGGATTGACAGAGTGGAGGAAACGTGTCGGTGAACATGAAGCTTCCAGGATTTCTAAAGAAGCAACAACCATTGGAACTCGGTTACATTCATTAATGGAAACGTTGCTTGAAAATAAGTGGGCTGAGGTAAAGGAAGACCCCGAACTTCTATTCAGGTTCCAAAAGGTAAAGTCGTTTCTGGAAGATGACATCAAAGAATTGATGGGTTCTGAATTGTCGTTGTACTCAGAAACCTTAGGGATTGCTGGTACTACCGATCTAGTCTACCGGGATACCCAAGATAGAATCGTAGTAGCTGATCTAAAGACTTCCAGAACAGCAAAGAAACGTGAATACATTGAAGATTACTTCTTACAACTTACTGCCTATGCAGTATGTCTCTATGAACGATTTAAGGTGGACTGTGAACTAGGTCTTATCTTAGTAGTTCTTCCAGATGGTAGTACCAATAAGTTCTATGTAGATCCCTCTGCCTATATGGAAACATTCCAGTCTCGTGTTCAACAATTCTTCACCATGAACCACCCCCAGGAATAATCCAATGCCTATCTTCGATTTTAAATGTAAAGAATGCGATACCGTCTTTGAACGGATTGCTAAGTGGGATGTCCATGAAGTTCAGGTTTGTCCTCATTGTATGTCAGAACACACCGAAATTCAATTCCCAACTCCAGCTATAGTGAGATGCAATACCCTTTTTGGACGCCAGAAAATCCCTACTGATTTCAAACAAGGGGTCTTAGAACCCATTAAGAAACATTATACTAAGAAAGGCTACAACTCAGATGCCATCAAGGTGTAGTCATGGAAGAAACTGCCAACGATCTTGGTTTCTTTACCCCAGAAACGTTTGAACTACAAGTAGAGTTATTCAGACAGAAATATAAAGATTCCTATATGGATACTATTGTAACTCTTCTTGAAGAACAGAATATAGATTTCTTGGATGCCAATGAATACATCAGTCCTCTCTTGAAACTAAAGTTGGAAAATGAACTGTTAAAGACTAGACAACTGAAACATTCTAAGTTTCAAAGTAACTTTGAGGTTATGTTTGAATGACTGCAAATGAAGTGTGGGAACTGTACAGCAAACTCAAGAAGCATTTTAGAACAACCTCATTTGACTTTTACACTTCAAAGACTAAGATTAAACCATTAAAGCCAGAATCTTCAGATGAACGGGTATGTTCAACATTATCTTCTCTGCCTAAAGTAGAACTGTTTGGTCGGATTCTGGCTAACTTGATCGAAACCCCAGGGATAATCCCAATTCAACTCCTAGATGCTAAAGCCAAAGAAGTTTGGGAGTTTTGGGATTTTAGAATAAAGAATAAGTATTGGTTGTTCTCTAGACAACTTAAAACCCATTGTGCTAAGTACACCTCTTTAGAACTGGAGAATATTGTTCAGGCGTACTGCTCCTCTATGATAAGTCCAGAGACCTTAGTAGGTCTCTATAGGTGTCAATACCCATTCTCATTGGATCATGAAGATCCTATTGTTTCTACAGTTTCCAAATTGGTATTGAAATACAATTCTTTTCTGACATTCGATGAACCTCAATTAAAAACCATAATCAAAAACGTCAAATTAGGAGAATAGCCCATGAAGCCACAACGTTCTTTACTGTCTAAGAGAAGCCATCATTCAAGTTTGAATGGTCAACGAAACCAATGGGCTGAGCTGTCACAGAAGAAAGACGAAAGTAACCAAAAACGATCTCCCCAAAAAGTGCTTGACAAATCCGACCCGGTCTACTATAATTTGAAAATTGATAAGGGGTAATGTTGTGCAGATTCAGGTAGCCTCAGATCTTCACCTCGATATCAATGGTACTATTTCTGGAACTATAATGATATGCCGCCACAATGGACTTAATACA